CGGACAACATCGTTCAATGAATGGTGATAGGTTGACACGAATTTCAAAGTGGGAGAAAGATGAAGCAGATGACCTTTTTGAATCAGACGTTCCTGAAACTACAAGAGTTTTGGTGGATATGTATGATAGTGATATCCCATCTACTGGTCATAGAATAATGACATTCGACATTGAGGTGGAAATGATTACAGGTCTACCAAATACAAAAGAAGCACAAAATGAAATTACATCAATTGCCGCACATGATAGTGCAACAAATTTATTTGATGTTTTTGTATTAGATAAACAAAGAAAAATTAAGAAAAATGAGGACAAGTTTACCAAAGATGGCAGAGAGGTTAGTGTTCACATTTTCGATAACGAGAAAAATCTCTTATTTGCTTTCCTTAATTACTACGAAGAAGTTAATGCGTCTATTCTCACAGGATGGAATATAGATTTTTTTGATATTCCATATTTGTATAATCGCATTAAGAATGTTTGTGGTGAAGGACATGCGAAAAGATTATCCCGTATCGGACAATGTTTTTACTCACCTTACAGAGACAAGTGGACTTTTGGTGGTGTATCTATTTTAGATTATATCAATTTGTATAAACAATACAATTTTGGTTTAGAAAGTAGTTACACCCTAAACCACATCGCAACAAAGGAATTGGGTAGAGGTAAGGTGGAATATGAAGGTAGTTTGGATGACCTCTTTGAAAATGATTTGGAAAAGTTTATTGAATATAACATTGTGGACGTTGATCTTGTTGTGGCAATGGATACAAAACTAAAATTTATTGAATTGTGTAGGGCAATCTGTCACGCTGGTTATGTTCCGTATGAAGATTACATTTATTCATCAAAGTGGTTAGAAGGTGCGTGTTTAGCATATCTAAAAGTGAAAGGATTGGTTGCAACAAATAAACCAAAAGACCGTAGAGAGAGGATGCAAGCACTTCGTGATAACGATGAAGAAAAGTTTATTGGAGCATATGTAAAAGAACCTATCGTTGGAAAGTACGATTGGATTTATGATTTGGATTTGACATCTCTATACCCATCAATTATTATGACCCTAAACATCAGTCCTGAAACAAAGATTGGTAAAATCCAAAATTGGGATGCGGAAGCATGGATTAAAGGTGAAGATACTGGGAACTACACAATAGTTGGTAAAGATGATACATACGAATACACCAAAGAAGAATTGGCGGATGTAATCAAAGATAGTAATCTGGGTGTTGCAGCAAACGGTGTATTATATTCACAAGATAGTCCCGGTCTGATTGCAGATATTCTTAACACATGGTTTCAAAAGAGGGTTGAATATCGTAAATTGGAAAAGAAATATGGTGAGGAAAAGAATACCGAACAATATGAATTCTATGGTAAGAGACAGCACGTTCAGAAAATCCTTTTGAACTCAATGTATGGTGTGTTAGGTTTGCCGGCGTTCCGTTTCTATGATGTGGATAATGCAGAAGCAGTAACCCTAACAGGACAGGTAGTAATTAAGAAAACCGCCGAAATGGCAAATAGAAAGTATTGGAAAGAATTGGGAACAAAGGATGATTACAATGTTTATATTGATACGGATTCCATTTATATGATGGCAGAACCATTGGTAAAACATAGATATCCCAACTATAAAGAGTTTGATGAAACCAGAATGGCACAAGAAGTAAACACTATTGCAGAGGAAACTCAATCATTCTTAAATTCATTCTACGATTTATTGGCAGAGAGGTTCTTCTTTATTCCAAAAGAGAAACATCGTTTTGAGATTAAAAAAGAGTATATCAGTAAAGCTGGGTTTTGGGTAGCAAAGAAACGATACGCACAATGGATGATTTTGAAAAATGGTATTCCATGTGATAAGTTGGACGTTAAAGGATTAGATGTGGTTAGGTCATCATTTCCGAAATCATTTCAGAAGTTCATGTCTACAATGTTGAAAGATATTCTAATGGGTAAGGATAATGAATATATTGATGATACTCTATTAACCTTTAAGAAAAGTTTACCAACACTTCCTGTAAATCTAATTGCAAAGGGTGGAGCAATCAAAGAATTGAGTAAGTATGATGATGGTAGTTGGAAAACGGGTTCATCAATTGCAAATTTTGAGAAAGGAACACCTGCACACGTTAAAGCCGGAATTGCATACAATAGATTATTAAAGTTCTTCAACTGTCCATATAAACACGAACCAATTAGAGATGGTGATAAAGTTAAGTGGGTATATCTTAAAACAAACCCACTAGGATTGGATACATTAGCATTCAAAGATTATAATGACCCAAAAGAAGTTATGGATTTCGTTGAAACCTATATTGATAGAGATAAAATTTTCGAAGCAGAATTGGAGAATAAATTAGATGACTTTTATAACGCATTGGGTTGGGAAAAAGTATCACATGAAACAAAAACAGCAAAAAAGTTTTTTGCTTTTTAATAAAAATTTCTTATATTTAACAAACATAAAATTTAAAACAAAATGAACAAAAACAATTTATTGAAATTTATTCAGAAGTATTCACTTGGTGGATTAATCGAATCAGTTGCATGGAATGCAGAAGGAACAAAATTATCTGTTAGATTTATTTCAGATGATAAAACCCTATTGGGAGAAGTCGAATTCAATGCATTTACATCAACACCGTTTAATGTTGGTATCTATACAACATCATTATTGAAAAATATGATTGGTGTACTAGATAGTGATATCGCATTGAAAGTTGATAAAGCAGGAGATAAATCCGTTAGCTTAAAATTAAGTTCCGATGATACGGAAACATCGTATCAGTTGGCTGATTTGGGTGTTATCCCTCCGGTTCCAGATTTGAAGGCGTTGCCTGATTTCGGAATTACAATTGATATGACATCTCAAATGGTAGACCGCTTTATTAAAGCAAAAGGTGCATTGAGTGATGTAGATACATTCACAATTTTTACCGAAGGTGGGGATTTGAAGATGGCAATTGGTTATTCTTCTATCTCTACAAACAGAGTTACGTTTACTGCAATTAAAGGATTCGATGGTGATGTGAAACCAATTTCCTTCTCATCAAAGTATTTGAAAGAGATTTTGACAGCAAACAAAGAAGCAACTAATGCAAAATTAAAAGTTTCAACTGATGGATTATCAAATGTTGAATTCCAAATTGATGATTTTGTATGTAAATATTATTTAGTAGAAATTTCAAATTAATAAAATGACAGAACAATTAGAATTGTTTCCACAACAGGAAACACAAGCAAACGGAAGTGTAGAATTGCCAAAACAAGAATTATTAAAGGATTCTGAATGGTGTTTTCAATTTTTCAACAACGAACCTATAGTTTTTGGATGGCAACCAGAAAATGTAGAACCGTCTCCATTGGTATTGCAAATACAACCAATTGCAGGCGAATCATTAACATTTCAACAAAACGGAATGGTATTTAGAATTTTTCCAAGGGAAATTTCAGAAGAAACTAAAATAGAAAGAAAAAATGAATCAAACAATGTCAATGCCGATAAAAATCAAGAAACTACATCCGAAAGCAGTAATTCCTAATTATGCAAAAGCCGGAGATGCCGGTATGGATTTGGTAATTACATCAATTATTAATCAAAACAAAGAAGATATTTCATATGGATTTGGTATATCACTTGAAATTCCAGAAGGTTTTGTAGGATTGATTTTTCCAAGGTCATCCATAAGGAAATATGATTTGCTTTTAACTAATTCGGTGGGTGTAATTGATAGTGGGTATAGGGGTGAACTTCAGGCAACCTTTAAAAAAACAGGTACACATATGTACGAAGTTGGTGATAGGGGTGCACAAATTGTAATCCTACCATATCCTCAAATCGAATTTGTAGAAGCAGAAGAATTAACTAACACCGAAAGAGGCAATGGCGGATTCGGTTCAACTGGAATATAATATGAGTTTTTTCGCAAATGATATAAGTAAAAGAGAACATACGTTGTGGGTGGAGAAATACCGCCCACAAACTCTTGCCGATTATGTTGGTAATGAGCAAGTAAAAGAAACAATCCAACAGTATTTGGATACCAATGATATCCCACATCTATTGTTTTATGGTAAAGCTGGTACGGGTAAAACTACCCTTGCAAAACTTATTGTAAATACTATTAAGTGTGATAGTATGATTATCAACGCATCGGATGAAAACAATGTGGATACGGTAAGAACAAAGGTAAAAAACTTTGCATCATCGGTGGGTTTCGCAGGATTTAAAGTAATCATATTAGATGAGTTTGATTATATGACCCCAAACGCACAAGCAATTCTTCGTAACTTAATGGAAACATTCAGTAAACATTGTAGATTCATTTTGACGTGTAACTACATTGAGAAGATTATTGACCCTATCCAAAGTAGATGCCAATCCTTCGCAATCACACCTCCAACTAAAAAAGATGTGGCGGTGCAAGTATCGAAGATATTAGATACGGAAAAGATTAAATACGATATTAAGAACGTGGCTGATATCATCAACTCATATTACCCTGATATTCGTAGAATATTAAATACCTGTCAACTACAATCCGCTAAAGGTGAATTGAAAGTAGACCATAAGGTAATGGTAGAATCAAACTTTCAAACTAAATTGATTGATTTGTTAAAATCAAACGATGATAAAAGAAACCTATTCCTTAAAATAAGACAAGCAGTTGCAGATAATCATCTAAATGATTATTCGGAAATGTATTCAATGCTATACGATAAAGTGGATGAATACGCCGCAGGAAATACTGCAAATGTAATCTTAACAATCGCAGATGGGTTATCCAAAGATGCATTGGTAGTAGATAAGGAGATAGTTTTTATGAGTACAATTATTCAAATTTTAAATATTATTAAATGATAGAGCAAGATATGATGGGTGGATCACAATTACCACCAAATTTTAAATTAACGGATGCAAGAGAAATGACTTGCGAATGCGGGAATAACACATTTATGGATGGTATGAGATTCAGAAAAGTATCCCGAATATTAACCGGAGGACCTGTAGATAGTGTAATTCCAATTCAAGTTTTTTTATGTACACAATGTGGTAAAGCATTGAATGAAATGTTACCAGATGAATTGAAAGAAAGTAAAATAACAGAATAGTGGCTGCAAAAAAAATATTTGACCATATTACTGCAATAACGGCAGAACAAAACCCATCTTACTTCGATGGATTATCAGATGAGGATTTAAAATCATGGAGTAATTTTATGATTAATAGATTCTTATCTATGAAACCTGAATGGGTAGAACTTATTGCAACTTTACTTCCATTGACACAAACTTTAGAACCAAAGGAAATGTACAAATTATATATTAGTGTTATTCCTAAAGGAAAATACTTTTTAAAATATATAAAGGGCAAATCCGCAGATAAATACGAAGAGTTTTTGGTAGATTTGATTAAGATTGAATTTCAATGTTCACAAAAAGAAGCAATGGATTATATTGAAGTTTTATACGCTAGTAGAGAAGGAAGAGAACACATAAAATATATTTGTGAAAAATACGGAACTGATAAAAAACAAATAACTAAATTGAAATTAAAAATTTGATAAATTCAAAAAATTTAGTTATATTAGATATATGGCAAGAGTATCATTTTCACAATACAGTATGTGGAGCACATGTCCACAACAATACAAATTATCTTACATAGATGGATTATCGGAATCCACATCCAATATACATTCCGTATTTGGAACGGCAATGCACGAAACATTGCAGGAATATTTGAAAATATGTTTGAGAATTTCCAAATCACAGGCGGATAAGAGTATGGATTTGAAGCACTTCTTAAAAGAAAGAATGCGACAATTGTATTTGAAAGAATCTAATAATGGTGAAGTTGATATATGTACAAAGGAAGAACTTGTTGAGTTTTTGGAAGATGGAAACATTCTATTGGATTGGTTTCAGAAATCTAAAAACTTTAATAAGTTTTTTTCTTTGAAACATGATGAATTAGTTGCGATTGAACAACCGATAAATACCAAGATATCAGATAATGTAAACTTTTTGGGATTTATTGATTTGATTACAAAAGATACTTATACCAATCGTTATAAAATAATGGACTTTAAAACTTCAACTAGAGGTTGGAGTGATTATCAAAAAAAGGATCCCGTAAAAAACGCACAGATATTGTTGTATAAGAAGTTTTATTCAGAAATGTTAAACATATCAATGGATATGATTGATGTTGAATTTATTATACTAAAACGAAAGGTGCAGATAAGAGAAGATATTCCGACACATAGAATAAGTAGACACGTACCTGCAAATGGAAAACCTTCGGTTAATAAAGCATGGAATGGATTTAAGGAATTTGTGGATAGTGTATTTGATACTGATGGTAAATATCGTATCGATGTAGAGTATTCAAAAAAACCATCAAAACTATGTGATTGGTGTGAATTTTTAGGTAAACATTGTGATGGAAAAATTAGTTAAAACCAATATATATTTAAAATAAGTTATGGCAAAAAAGAAAATTTTATTATTATCAGATGATTTGAGGATGGCTAGTGGTATAGCCAACGTTTCTAAACAATTAGTATTGGGAACGGTTGATAAATACGATTGGATTCAATTGGGTGCAGCTATTAAGCATCCTGAAAATGGAAAAATTTTAGATTTAAGTGAAGATGTAAGAAACAGAACGGGAGTCGCAGATGCATCCGTTAGGGTTATCCCATTTGATGGATATGGCAATCCGGATGTTATACGTCAGTTACTTATGATGGAAAAACCAGATGCAATCTTACACTTCACCGACCCGAGATATTGGATTTGGTTGTATGAAATTGAGCATGAAATCCGTCAATCAGTTCCCCTATTCTTTTATCACATTTGGGATGATTTGCCAGACCCTAAATACAATAGAGATTACTACGAAAGTTGTGATTGGATTGGATGTATTTCAAAACAAACATATGGTATTACCCGTAGAGTTTGGGGATGGGATAAAGAAAAACATTGGAATAAACCTGCAGATTGGCAAGTAAGTTATGTTCCACATGGTATCAATTCAGATGATTACAAACCCGTAGAAGTTCCTGAAGATTTTAAAAAAACCTTATTTGGTAATAAAGAATATGATTTCGTTTTATATTGGTCAAATAGAAATATTAGAAGAAAGCAACCAATCGATGTGATGTTGGCATTTGAAGAATTTAGAAAAGCATTACCAGAAGAAAAGCGTGACAAAGTTTGTTTATTAATGCACACTAATCCTGTAGAAGAACATGGTACAGATTTACCAAGAACCGCAGAACATCTTATGCCTGAAGCAAACATCATATTTGCACCAAATAGATATAGTGAAGTTGAATTGAATTATTTATATAATATTGCAGATGTTACTATTAACATAGCATCCAACGAAGGATTTGGGTTAGCGACTGCAGAATCGGTAATGGCCGGAACACCAATCATAGTAAACGTAACAGGAGGTCTGCAAGACCAATGTGGATTCAGAGATAAGGGTACAGGCAAATTACTAACCGCTGAAGATTATGTAGAGATTGGTTCTCTACATGATAAGAATAAAAAGAATACGGTAGTTTGGGGAGATTGGGTTAAACCAATTTGGCCAGTTCGTTCAACCACAGGTTCAGTTCCTACACCATATATCTTTGATGACAGAGTTGATTTTGAAGATGTAGCACCATTGATTATGGATTGGTATAAAATGGGTAGAGAAGAAAGAAAAAAAGCAGGTATGAAAGGAAGAAACCATTTTATAGGTGAGGGTGGGTTGAGTAGAGAAAATATGTGTAAAACATTAGTAGATGGAATGGAAGGTGCATTTGCAAATTGGAAACCTCGTAAAAAATATCAATTAGTTACAATATGAAACCAACATTAGTATTTCAAGGACCAGTATCCACAAGAAGTGGATACGGTGATCACGCAAGAGATTTATTACATTCTCTATACACTTTAGATAAGTTTAACATTAAAGTAATTAGCACCAGATGGGGACAGACTCCAATGGATGCACTTAATTATGATAATGAATTTCACAAATGGATAGTTGATAACATTGTCGCGGGTATTGAAGAAAAACCGGATGTGTATGTTCAAGTCACAGTACCAAATGAATTTCAGCCAATAGGACATTACAATATCGGTATAACCGCAGGTATTGAAACAACTCATTGTGCATTTGATTGGATTGGTGGATCTAATAAAATGGATTTAATTATAGTACCATCGGAACACTCAAAAAATATATTGATATCTACGGTGTATAATGAGGGTGATAACCAAACAAAACAATTAATTAAACAACACAAAGTTGAAAAACCTGTTGAAGTTCTATTTGAAGGATTTGATGAAAAAGATTTTGGAACAGATACGGTTGCAACCATTTCGGAGTTGGATTCTATTAAAGAAGATTTTGCATTCTTATTTGTTGGTCATTGGTTAAAAGGTGATTTGGGAGAGGATAGAAAAAATGTCGGTATGATGATTAAAACATTTACAATGGCATTTAAAAACGAAAAGAAAAAGCCAGCATTGATACTTAAAACAAGCTCTGCAGGATTTGGGGTTATGAGTAGAGAGGAAATGGTAAGAAAAATACGTCAAACATTGGGTAATGATTATGGTAAGGTTCCTGTATATTTATTACATGGGGATTTAAGTCCGTCACAAATGAATGGATTGTATGAACATCCGAAAGTAAAAGCAATGATAAATTTCACAAAAGGTGAAGGATTTGGCAGACCTTTACTAGAATTCAGTTTGACGGGCAAACCAATATTGGTTTCTAATTGGAGTGGTCATTTAGATTTCTTAAAGAGTGGCGCAGTATTACTGGATGGTGAATTGAAAAATGTACACGAATCAGCAGCAGATCAATTCTTACTAAAAGAAGCACAATGGTTTAATGTTAATATTTCAAATGCATTGGTTAAAATAAAAGATGTTTATAACAATTATGATAAGTATAAAACCGAATCATACCAATTGGGTAAACAAAATAAACAAAACTTTAGTTTAGAAAAAATGACAAAAGTATTTGATGGTATTTTGAATCATTACAATGTTTATAAAAAAATACAACCAAAATTCCAAAAATTGGAACTACCTAAATTAAAAATGCTTAAATAAAAATGAGCAATTATAATCCCATATATAGAAAATTTATAGATGATAGAAACCTAGTTGTACCTGAAAAAATGGTAAGAGGAAAATTCTATTTAATAAAAGAATATGCATATGTAGATGGTGATAAAAAAAGGTTTACAGAAACAACCGCACCAATAGTATTTACCTTATTTGTGTCAAAAGCAAAAGATATAATTCATTGTGTAAAGGTATCAAATGTAAATCCAAATGTAATAAAAAAGTTTTTTGGTAAATTTGTAAACGAAGAAACTGAAAGATTACAAATGAGAGGTAATGCAAAATCCATATATGAAAAAGTTGTTAGTAAAGTTCCAACAATAACAAACGAATCTTATAGAACATATAAAATAAGTGGATTAAATAAAGTGGTAGAACTCACAATGGATGTAAACGAATTAACACCAAAGAGTAAAAACGTAACAGGCATAGATACAAAATCACAAAAGAGAAATCAATAATTTATGACATCAAAAGAATTTGTTATTTGGTTAAATGGATTTGTGGCAGGAAGCCACAATTTTAACCTTACCCCAGAAGGATGGGATAAATTAAAAGAAGAATTAGAAAAAGTAACCGATGAACCAAAAGGAGTATCGATTGGAATTGGTGGAACGGGAATAACTACATCTACTACATATGTAAATCCACAGAGTGGTAGTTGGCATTACACAAATAGTTAAAATATGAAAAAAGTATTAGTTACAGGTGGTTGTGGTTTTATTGGATATGCTTTATCTAAAAAACTTATTGAAAAAGGATATGAAGTAGATATCATAGATAATTTATCAATTGGGAAGGAAGCAAAAAGTCCAAAAGTAATTGGAGCAAATTTTTTGGGAGGTGATATTCGTGCGATGGAAAATATTAAAGATGAATCATATCAGTATATATTTCATTTGGCAGCATTAAGTAGAATACAACCATCATTTGTTTCACCGCATCTTACTTTTGCAATAAATGTAGATGGAACTAGAAAAGTTGTAGATTATGCATTGAGAAACAAATCTAAATTGATATACGCTGGTTCATCCTCTAGGCATCACAATCCAATGTTATCACCATATGCTATGACAAAACATATGGGTGAGGAGTGGATTAAGATGTATAAAAATGTCTATGAATTAAATGCAGAAATAGCAAGATTTTACAATGTGTATGGACCGGGTGAATTGGTATCATCAGAAATGTCTGCAGTTATTGGTATATGGAGAAATGCCATATCAAACGGAAATCCCATCATTATACACGGTGATGGAGAGCAACGTAGAGATTTTACCCACGTTGATGATATAATCGATGGATTAATCCGTATAGCGGAGAGTGATGAAAAGCATGAAGATGCTTGGGAATTGGGAACTGGAAAAAACTATTCTCTAAATGAGGTGGCGGATATGTTTGAATACCCAAATAGAAAATATGTCGATGATGTAAAAGGAAATTACAGAAAAACATTGAGATTAAATAACGATGCCATAGACCGTTTAGGATGGCAACCAACCGATAAATTAAAAAGTTATATAGATGAAATTAAGTTACGCAATAACCGCTTGTAATGAGCATGAGGAAATTATAAGATTAGTTACACAACTACTAAATTATAAAGGAGAAAATTCGGAAATAGTTGTACTTTTAGATACGCCTAAATCACCTAGCGAAATGGTTGAGTATTTAGAATTACAAGCAAATGCAGATAAGATTACTCTTATTGAATCCGAATTTGCGGGCGATTTTGCACAATGGAAAAATTTTTTAAATTCTAATTGTAAAGGGGAATGGATATTTCAATTAGATGCCGATGAATTTTTAGACCCGAACCTTATCGTTAATTTGGAAGATATTTTGGATAACAATTTGGATAAAGACATGATTGTAGTTCCAAGAATAAACACGGTTGATGGTTTAACGGAATCGCATATTCAAAAATGGGGTTGGAGAGTTGATGAAAAGGGATGGGTTAATTTCCCAGATGTTCAAACTCGTATTTACAAAAATTCCGAAAAAATAGGATGGGTTAATAAAGTACATGAAAGAATCGTTGGATTTGAAAACTACACATCATTCCCCGCAGATGAGGTATATTGTATAAGACATCCAAAAACAATTGCAAGACAAGAAAAACAAAATAGTTATTACGAAACTTTATGAAGATAACATTTATATACGCATATGAACAGGGTGAGATTTGGTCTACACCAATGGCATTGATAAATGAGTTTAAGAAGAGAGGGTGGGAAACTGATATAATATCAATAGGAAATAACAGAACCGGAATATACCACGATGCTGAACTTAAAAAATGGATAGAATCAAATCCAAAAACGGATATTGTACTTTTTATGGATTGGGGTAGATTTGATTCACCATTGTTAGATAAAAAGTTAGTAGATGCATTTTGGATACAGGAGAGTGGAGATGATCCACAAAACTGGGAAAGAAATTCACCAAAAGCAAATAGATTTCATTATACAATCACATCCGATTATAAATCATGCATGAAATACAAAGAATTGGGTATAGATGCAGAATGGATAACGCATTTTGCAGATACTGCAGTACAATATCCTATGAATTTGGAACCTGAATATGTTGCAGTAACTACACGAGGATTTGGTAATTCACAATTTTTAGATTATCTTACACAATGGGGTGAAGGTGCTATAGGAAATAAAAATGGTATGACGGGAATTGAACACACAGAATTTTTAAATAAAGGTTTGATGGTGGTTCAAAATAGTAGATGGAAAGAAATAACAAGGCGTATATTTGAAGGGATGGCATGTGGTAAAATGGTTATAACCGACAGATTACCTATGGATACTAAATTGCATGAAATATTTGTAGATGGTGAAGATATTGTTTATTATGATGATATGTTTGATTGTATTGAGAAAATAAATTACTATAATGAACACGAAGAAGAAAGAGAACAGATTGCAAATAATGGTATGAAAAAAGTAATAAATAACTATACACAAATTCAAGTAGTTGATAAATTGATAAAAAAATATGATGAATGTAGGACATCATACATACGGGTATGATAATATTAAAGTTATAGGATTGGGTGAAGGAACAACTTTGAATATTGGAAAATTTTGTTCCATTGCTGAAGACATAACAATTTTTATAGGAGCATATCATAGAATGGATTGGATAAGTACATATCCATTTGGACATGTTAATACCGATATATTTCCAAAAGTAAAAAAAGGAAATGGACATCCCCATTCAAAAGGAGATGTGAATATTGGAAACGATGTTTGGATAGCAACTGGTGCTGTTATTTTAAGTGGTGTAAATGTGGGTGATGGTGCGGTAATAGCAGCATATAGTGTTGTTACAAAAGATGTTCCACCATATACAATAGTTGCGGGAAACCCAGCTAAAGAAATACGTAAAAGATTTGATGATGAAACAATTGATAAATTGTTGAAGTTAAAATGGTGGACTAAATCGGAAAAAGAAATAAACGAAATATCGGATATATTATCTTCAAATAATTTTGATAAACTAAATACATTAATAAAATGAAAAGATGGGATATAATAAATGAAATAATTAAGAAATTCAATTATAAAAGTTATTTGGAAGTGGGTACTCAAGACCCAAAATCAAATTTTGATAAAATAGATATTCAACACAAAATTTCAATAGATCCATTTCCTATGGGTGAAGTAACTTTTGTAGGAACATCCGATGAATATTTTGAATCAATAACGGATGATGTTAAATTCGATATTATTTTTATAGATGGATTACACCACAATGATCAGGTATTAAAAGATATCGATAATGCACTAAATCATTTATCAGAAAATGGAACGATAGTTTGTCATGATTGTTTGCCATCCACAGAAAAGATGCAGGAACGAAATGATCATGGTGGTGAGTGGACGGGTGATGTTTGGAAAGCTATTGCAAAATTAAGAATAGATTCAATTGATTTGGATATTAAAGTTGTTGATACCGATTACGGGTGTGGTATAATTCGTAGAGGAACGAACATACCATTTGAAACTAACGAATACTGGGAAACATATAGGTTTTATGAATCTAATAGAAATAGACTTTTAAATGTAATTAATATAAATGATTTTCAACTATGGACAAAATCTCTGTAATAATACCGACTCTTTGGAAAACTTCTGGACTAAAAGAAAGATTACTAAATATATCTAATGTGGAATCTGTTGGAGAAATAATTCTAATAGATAATTCCGAAACTCCAGAAGATATACAAAATATAGATAAATTAAAGCATATAAAGGAATATGAAAACACATATGTAAACCCAGCTTGGAATAAGGGAGCTAGGTTGGCAAAATATGATAAGTTGTGTTTTGTAAACGATGATGTTGATTTTGATTTAAACATATTCGAAACGATGCTACCATTGATAACAGAAGATAAGGGTATGATAGGGTTGGCAGAATTTCATGGAGCAGGAGTATGGGAAGATGAACCGGGAGCAGATTATAGTAGACCATCCGATAAAAGAGGGGATAGAGGATATAAAACTCATATTTTCGAAATAAATGAAAGAAAGCCCGGATATGGATGCTTCTTCTTTATGCACAAAAAATCATACGTTCAAATCCCAGAGGATATAAAAATTTGGTATGGTGATGATTGGCTTTTCTATAAAAGTGGAAAACAAAACTATTCTATAATGAATTTTGATATAGTTGGTAAACCATCGCAAACATCGGATTTGGTTGAGTTTAATCCTGTAAAAAATTTGGACAAACTTTTATATTATAGACTTTTTCAATAAAATAACATTTATGAAATTACCGATTAGTGTAGGAATATTATCTTGGAATAGTGGGCAAGTTTTAGTTGATACTTTAACAACATACTATCAAAATGGTTTGGTTGATATTGTAGATGATATAACGATATTATTTCAAGAATTCAATAAGCAAGATTATGAAATTGCCAATCACTTTGGGTTTGATGTTATCGGTATGAATAGAAATATTGGTATCGGTGGTGGTTTTATAAAACTTACTGAAAATGCAAAAAACGAAAATGTTTTGATATTAGAACATGATTGGAATCTGATTGAAAATAAAGAAACTACATATCATAGATTGAATGATGGGATAGAACTTTTAAGTGGAGGATATCATGCAGTTAGATACCGACATAGGACCAATCCAGGTGTACCACATTTTTCATTTAGAAATATTGGAAATGAATTAAACTACTACGATGATGAGATTGGATGTACATCTCCACACTTATTGGATTCCTTACATTGGTTAGACCCTTCGGAAAGTTTTCCTGATAAAATACAAAAAGAGGGTGATTATTTTGTAACCACTTCTAGGTGGGGAAATTGGACAAATAATCCAACTTTATATAAAAAGGATTTTTACCTAAATACGGTCAGACCATTTGCAGGCGAAGGAATAGCATTGGAAGGAAATATTAGTAAATGGTGGTCGCAGCAACAATTTAAAGTAGCACATGGTGAGGGATTATTCATGCACAACGATTGGGTAAAATACGGAAGATAATGGTAAAATTAATTATATTTGATTTGGATGGTGTATTGGTTGAAGCAAAAGAAATACACTACAATACATTAAATCAAGCACTTTGGGAAATTGGTAAAAGTAATAAATACGTAATTTCAGAAGCAGAACATCTAACACTATATGATGGATTAAAAACCAATCAGAAATTAGAATTACTTACTCAAAATAAAGGATTGAATCCAAATACATACGAAACGGTTTGGAATAGAAAACAACAATTGACTATTGATGCAATATCAGAATTGCAACCCGATTTACAAAAAATTGAGTTGTTTAAAGAATTGAGAGATAGGGGATATAAGTTAGCAGTTGCTTCAAACTCAATTAGAAGGTCTGTATTGGTGATGTTGGCTAAGATAGGTATAATTGAGTATATGGATTTAATCATCTCTAATGAAGATGTAAAGAACTCTAAACCACATCCTGAAATG